ATGCTTTTTACTTTCCCAAAACCTACTCCATAGTGTATCTGCCATAATCTATCTCCTAGCCCCAATCTGCCATACCTAAACCAAGAGCACCACCTGCCACAGCTCCTGGAACCCCACCCATCAAGAATCCTGAACCGGCACCAGACAGTGCGCTGACGAGGGGGCTTGGGCCACCCGGTCCGGTTGCAGAAGATGTGCCGCCAAACTCACCTGATATCGAAGCAAGATAATTCTGAAGTGCGGTCATTGGACGCTCAACATCGTAACCGTACCTTGCCATATCAGCCTGTATCTGGGCTTGCTCCTGCGCCTGTCGTTGCGCTCCAACACCTGCTTGAGCACCATACATTCCAAGAGGAGCCGACATAATAGACGGGTACTGACCCACAGCTCTGGATGCAGCTTCTGCTCCACCCATACCGTAGCCCATACCTGTCTGCTGTGCCGTCAACCCCATCTGGGCAGCGGCAAGGCTCCTGTCCTGCGCTTGCTGATATGCCTGGAACTCTGCCTGCGCTAGGTTATTAGATATCTGTTCTTGGGCAGAAGCAACGGCATTGGCTTGTATGATGTCGCCTCTGGTCCCACCGCCCGGTTGGGCCTGCGTGATCTGCTGCCTGATTCCAGGAAGAACCTCNCCAGTCAGTTGATTCATCGCTTGCTTTCTGTAAGCATCTGCCAATGGGTCGAAGGTCGTTGGATCGACTTCGCCGGATAGGAGCTGCCCATACTGTGTTGCGCTATAGGGTGTTAGTCCTGCGTACTGTGCTTCTGAAAGTGGGCCTGCCAATCCTGCGCCGTAGCTCATTGCACCGAGGCCATATCCCATGCCTCCAGTACCTGTGGTCTCTGCCGCAGACTGTAGGCCAGAAACGCGAGGACCAGTAGCATACGTCAGTAACTCTGACTGAGCGGCAGTTTGCGCGGGATCGAATCCTGCTACTGTAGAACTAGGATAATAATCAGGAGCAAAATCGGTTTTGCCTGGGCCATACATAGTCTGCGCCTCACGCAAGCCTCGCTCAAGCGCATCCTTTTGTTTATCCCAAGGTTCTGTTTTTGTGTAAGTTGTTTTTGATCCACCTGACATAATACTCTCCTGGTTATCCTAGTATAGATACTAAATCTAACATTTCCGGAACGGTCCTTCCTTCTCCTCTCCCATATGATTCATAATGCCACTTACCCCAGGCGTGCTTACTACCGGCTGAACCGTAGCCACCTGCGGTAGCTGCCTTCAAGTCCGGGTAGCTATCAACATACGCAGCATAGTCTGGAGATGTTGGAGGAGGCGGTGGGGTGGGCGCGGATTCGGGAACTCCCACTATATCATCTATAAACATCAAGTCCTCTGTTGGTGGAGGTGATGTTATAGTAAATGAATCAGATGCAGGAGTAGTTTCGGGAAATCCCACTATATCGTCTATAAACATTAAGTCTTCTATCGGGGTGCCATCGTCAACACCCGGCACATCCACTGTATGCCCAATGGTAGCATCTATTAGTTCCGACGTTTCAGATGCCGGGACATCTCCTTCAAGTATATCCTTTATTAACTCCCATCCTACCGTTATCTTATGCTCCTTCAGACTTTCTGGAACAGAAGGATAATAAGGATAGGCCACATCAGCAGTTTCACCTTTTCTTTCATAGAAATGGTCTCCATCAGCTCCTCCGCTATACCAATCATAGGTAGGATACATATAGTGAAATCCTTCTACATCAGGTAGAAAAGGAGGAGAGAATGTACCGGCAGATTCGGGCGCGACTACTGAAAAGCCTGGGCCTTTCCATGGTGGGACAGAGACTCCTCGAAACCTATTTACATAAGGTATGATCCCAGGATTGCTTGATCGCGCACGGGCCTCGGGACTTCCTGTATCATAGTCAGCTGCTATTAAACCTGGGGCTAGTGGTATTTCCATTACTGCATCCTCTGCTTGATATCTTTTGTTATGATGTCATACGAGTGCTTCCAATCCTTCAGCTTCCTCGTCATTCCTTTCCTGGTCCACGCCTCTAGCGAAGAGCATTCATTGTTTACAGCATAGCCTTCTAGCATGGGTAAGAAGTCGTACCATATATCCATGTCCTTTCCTGAAAGAGTAATAACTCTGACTATCTTCTTTCTGGGATAGGTGATGATCTCTGTTATCATGCAGGCTATGATCTCGTTGTTCTTCATGGCTACCCACATTCTGAGGTCGCCAGTGTCGAGATGCTTTATCAGGTCTTCTGCCTCTAGCTCTCCTTCTGAATGCTTTAGAGCTTTGTTGAGGAGTGGTAGTGCGTCGTCCCAGACGTAGGTTATGTCTTCCGGGTTGACAAGAGCGACCTTACACTGCCTGCTTNGGGTGGTTTCGGCCTGGAGTTCTGTTACAAGTTTACCCATGATGTTCCGTTGTAAAAGTAGATTCCTTCTCCTGATCCTGGATTCCAATCGGTGCCGTCTGCGTAGCGTATATCCCCATTCCTTGGTTTGGTCGGCTCGATGTGGGTTCGTTCAAGACGGAAGATGGATTGGTTAAGTATGATGTTGCCGAGTCTTTTCAGCTCTGTGACAAGATACCCGCCAAGATCATCCACCTGTTCTGGTAGCGGTCCTGGCTCATACCTGACTACACTCTTCTCTACTCGATCTGCATAAGTAGCCACTATGTGTAACTCCTCGATCCTCTCCTGCCTGCGTCCTCCACTTCAATGGTATAACCATCCAGTTCCCAGTTCATATCTGTAGTAGACTCAAAGCGTACACCGTACAGCTTGCCAGTTCCTCGTATCGAAACTTTAGCTTGGGAGTCGGGATTGAAGGTCACTGGAGAACTCCAACTCACACCGTCCTGTGTGCTCATCTGAGTACCCAGGTACACGTTGATCTCGTTGGTACTGTTGATGGACATCTTCGGCCAGATAGAGCTGATACGCTTTACTGTGGTATGGTCAGGCTGACCGCTCGCATTCAATGTAATACCAGTCCTCTCTATAAAGGACACCATGTCTGTAGTATCTTCCTGATTGCCTGACCTGTCTCTGTAGAGCTTCGTATTACTGGGATCAACAAACAATAACACCTTATCCTGAAGGTCATAACTCATTGTCCACGGGCCTGCTATTGTGGACCATGGATTAGTTGCCGAAGCCCAACTTGAAGAGGTGGTTGGGTTTCCTACGTTCCCATAACCCATGTGGGCAACGTCTGGGAGGTCTCTGATTACAAAGGTGTTCGTTATGTAGTTCCACACCACAGCTCTGTCAGGTTGGTTTGTCGGCGCACCGTCTGAGGTGAAGCAGAATAGTATCTCTGTTCGTCCGTAGTCAGCCGCAACAAAACATTTATTGACCTGCGCTCCATCTATCTCTGTGAAGACATACTCTTTCAATTTCTGTGGCAGGATTGGTTTCAGCCTCTGACCATCGTTGATATAGAAGTTGCCTTTACCAAAGATCGCATGACCACCATCAAACTCTGCTACGCAGTTCTTGGCTATCGCTCCAATCGTGGGAGATAGCTGCCGAAAGGAAAAGATGAAAGGAGTTCCGACATAACTCATGGAGTAGGTCGCGTCTTCCTTGTAAATCATAAACGTGTCTCTCAACTGGAGACCGTCTAATATATCGCCTTTCGTATCTGCTAGTTCAAATTCACCCGCATCGACCGTACTGGTTGTCTCATTCCAGGAGGATGGCACAGACTGTAAGCCTGCCTCCGTACTCCACTTGACCAACCGAGGATAGTTGACACCACCTCTCTTTACATTCAATCCCACCAGGAACGAGCGGAATGCTCGCATGGATTTTACATAGACGTTGACAAATGCAGGAGCATCGTCTAAATGAGTGGCAGCAGTAGTGCCATTCTCTCCTCTGCCTATGCCTGTAAATTTAGTAGCTGTCTTACCAGTATAGGATATGTCCTCACTGTCAACGGTAAAGGTGCCGGAGGTCGGGAAGTCAGTTGTCGAGTCTACAACAATCTCATCAGGACTGGGAACTCCTGTACCTGTGATCGCACCATCCAGTAAGGTGAGGCTCGGCCAGTTGGCTAAATCCTGCATCAGAGTGGAGGATAACGGTACACCGTTTGTCAAGGCCCAGTATTGGGGTTTGTCGTAGTTGTTGGTCAGGACCAGTACACCACCGATAATGGTAGAGGTCCAGGTCTCGTCAGCCGTAGCTGAGTAGGCTCCGCTAGACCTTGTGATATCGTACCACTTGGTCGCTCTCGTTACGGTAGCGTCATCGGAATGGCTGTCAGGACTCGTACTGTCTGCGCCTCTACTACACGTTGTGAAGGTAGTGGAGGTCTTTCCTGTATACGATATATTCTCAGAACCTATCGTAATAGTACCGACAGATTCAAACCCAACAGTGCTGTCTACAGTTATAGTTGCAACACTGTCATTTATACCACCATTAAGAAGAGTACTAGAATTAGTATTATCATAAGCNTAGATCGCTGACAAACCGCACACTATCCAGAACTCTGGTGTTCCAAGAGTGAGCTGTATAAGATGGTAGGGTGCGACAGGACAGGTTGCCATAACCTCAGAGTAACCTGGGGTCTTCATTATGGAGCCTTCTTCTGTCTTTACATTATTACCATTGCTCCATACGTTAGGTTGTAACTGCCATGGAGATGTCTCCTTGACAATGCCTACCTCTCCAACTTTATCTATGGCAATATACGCCACTATTATTCCTCTTCAGGCTCCACATAGTCGGGATCATTCGGCCATTCCTTATCCTTGGCATCCCATTCTTTCATACCGTCAAGGTCCGTGATGTCGGCGATCTCTTCTTCAAGAGCATTGCCGTGATCTCTGATCGCTCCTCTCCAGGTCTTCCAGTCTCCCGCTATATCCTTATAGCCTTCTTCTTCCCGAATAATCATCCAGTCGCTTGATTTGAGATGACCCGCAACCTGTGATTTGATCGTGTCGATCCTCTGCTCCTTGAGAGTCTCTACATCTCTAGGAGTTCCGGTATAAGAGATCACCCATTCGTTACCCATAAGCGTGTAGTTCTCGCCACCTGTGTTGTAGTAACGTTGGTCAACAACGTCCATACGAGCAGGTCTGATGCCAAGCTCTGCTAGTTCCGGCTTACTCCACTTGCGGAATATCTGCCGTGGGTATCTTATACCACCGATTGTCATTTCTCTGGGTGTCTTGATTACACCAAATGCTTCTGAATACCACATAATATTACCTCGCGTTAG